ATAATGAGCTTAATATTTAATGGTCCAATACCAGGACAGTCCTTAACCACAGAACCTAAGAATGCTGCTTATGAAAGAGCACCAGAGGTCACTGACCCTATTAAAGCTCTTGACGTACACTTAGATAATTTAAATAAACCAGAGGCAATGGAAGATGCTTTATATTTCTTAGAGTTAGGTATTGACCTAGTTACTTTGGTTGAGGGTATACTACGTAGTGCTGTTATAGAAGGTATTCACAGTATTGATGTAAGTCTTATTATTGCTCCAGTAATACATGAACATATAAAGGCTGCTGCTACAAAGGCTGGTTTAGATTTTGATGAAGGTTTTGATAACCCTGATAGGGATGTAGCAATTCAGTACGAGAGAGACACGATGAGAGCTAAGAAAATGCTCAAGAAGTTAAAAGAAGAAGAGGGTGGCCCTGAATTAGAAGAACTTAATATGATGGAAGAAAAACCTATGGAAGAAGAGGCAGAAATAAAACTTACGGATATGCCTCCTGCTCCTATGGGCTTAATGGCAAGGGTGTAACATGGCATTTAAAATACGTTCAGCAGGTATCCTAAAAGAACTTGACCGTCAAGATGAAGTTAATCGTTTAACCCAAAAGAGGCAAGACGATAGGGAAAAACTGTATCTCACTTTAGCTGGTAAATCTTACAGTCCAGGAAGTCTTGCTAAGGCGTCTTCTGGTAAAGGTTCTAGTACGGCTTCTTTAGATTTATCTATAAAAGCTTTACAAGACCCTAAAGGTTATAACTTAGGCACTGACTTATTAGCCCCTATTATTGCTTCTGGTGACCCCACGGGTGCAACTAAACTACTTACTGTTTTAGATAATGCACGTGAAAAGTTTGAAAAAGATGGGATGACATTACCAGAAACAGTAGTTCAAGATGTTATTAGTCGTATAATTACAACACAACCCACAACTAAACCTATAGACATGAATAAAATTACTCAGTTTATTGGGCGTGAAATAGATGAAATGTATTTACCTATGCTAGAACAAATGAATACTGCACCTGGTGGAGTATATGTACCTGATTATAATTATGTAGAACAACCTACTTTAGATGATTTAGCAAAAATACCTAAACTTGTTGCACAAAATCATGTAAGTAAAGCTGAGATAGAAAAAACTCTTATTGCTAAAAGATTAGCAACTTTAGCTAGTCAACAAGGAACTACTTCTGCACCGCAAGATTTAGAAGAACAACAGGGATTTCTTACAGAAAGACTAGCTTCTTTAGATAATGCTATTAAAACAGTAGGTGATAATCCTATAGAACTTATTTCTTTATATGGAAACTCTTATGGTATTGAAATAATAGAAAAAATGCCTAAGTATAAAGATGCAGCATTGCCAGAAGTACTTACCTCTGCAATGTTCTCTGTCCCATTAGTATCTAGTATTGAAATGGGTATAACTATGTTAAAAGCTAATATATTTAATGAGGGTACTGTTGTTAGATTACCTTCAGGTGAGCAGATTAAATTAGAATCAACTAGACCAACAGGTAATTAGGTGAATATATAATGGCAGAGCCAAGAATAATATACGCAGAAGACTATGCTGAAACACCTAGTCAGTTGCCAGATCCACAACAAACTCCAGAGGTAATCCCTGCTGGTCCAAGAGTAGTTTACGCAGATGAATACGGTGTAGATACAATAGTTCCACAAGAAGATGGAGGTTTTGTAGACTTAAACTATATTTTTGAAGAGTATGGTAAGAAATTAACTAAAGAAGATATCGTTGCTGATGAACGTCTTATGGATGTAATAAGGTCTAACCTTGAAGCTAGGTTTACCCCAGGTGGCGGTGCTCTCACAAAAGCTGGCCGTGGTCTTACAGCTTTATCTGGTGGTGCTATTGGGGGTCTTTCTAAAGACTATCGTAGTATGTCTGATGAAGATGCTTTTGAAACTTGGCAGAATTATCAACGATCTTTTGCTGGTGGTCAGACTGTAACAACGGTTAATGAAGTTGCTTATGGAATGAGTGCTGACGATGGTACAAGGGCAAAGCTAGGTGCTGGTTATATGCTCATGGATCAAATGGATAATGCCATAACTGGAGAAGGTTCTTGGTCAGAGATGGGAGATGCTATCTTTGACTATACTAAGTCTGCTGTCTATGATCCTTCTACAGTTCTTTCGCTTGGATTAGGTAAACTTCTAGGTTTTGGTGCTACTAAGGCTTCAGGTCTTGCTTTACGTACTCTTATGAGTAAGGCCTATCAAGGTCAAATTAAAAAAGGTGTAGCAACAGAAACTGCTAAAAGGACAATAGGTACAGCAGTGGCTAAGTCTCTACCTGTTGCAATAGCAGATGGACTAATTGGTGCAGGTGTTGATGTTGGTTATCAGATGCAACTAATTAAAACAGATGCACAAGAAAACTTTAGTAAGGCTCAATTAGCACTGTCTGCGGCAGGTTCTATGATAGTAATACCTACCCTTGTTGGGATGAGTGCTTCTATAAAACAATTTCGTAAAAGTGATCTTGCCCCTCAGTTCTTAGCTTACAAACAGGTAGATGCTGATGCACTTAAACTTGGACCAGAAGAGGCACAAAAACTTTTAGATGACAGAGTAAATAAACAAATTGTAAATGATGCAACAGACGAAAACTTTGAAATAACTGCGGGTGATTCAAGAGAGTTTTTAAATTGGGAAGATGCCAAAGTACAAGCAGAACAAGGCATAGAGGCACGAGGAGAAGAGCTTATTGATGATGAGCTAGTTGACTCTTTCTTTAAAAGGTTTTGGTTTGGTAATGAAGAAGAAGGTATAACTGGATATTATGTTGCACTAAAAGAAGCAGGGTTTGTAGTACACCCTTCTATGCTAATAGCACGTAGTGATAAAAATAAAAATAGAACTGTAGGTGGAAGTGTAACGAATGTCTTTGGACAGGCTATAGAATACCTATCAGATGAATCTGCAGAAAAGGCTATGAAAAACTTTGAGAAATCTACTGGTAAAAAACTAGGTATAGATTACACTGCCTTTGCTCTTTCAGAAAACTTTATCAAAAGAACTAGTACTGCTGGTAGTATTCTCTGGACACCTTCCCAGATTAGTAGACTTGAAAAAGCAGGTGTTAAGCCTAAAGATGCTGCAGATATATTAGGTAATAAAAGGGCAAAGCCTGAAGAACTTCCTGCACGTTTTCAATATACAATGTCTGTTTATAAAAGACTTCTTACATCCCACTTATCTACAACTGGTGCTAACTTAAAAGGTTTTGCACAGCTTGTCAGTATAAATACGGCTGCTGATTTTTTTACTGCTGCTGTAAACATGACCCAAGGAGCTACATATAAATATATTAGGGGTGATGAAGAAAAGGCATTAAAGTTCTACAATAGAGCCTATGGTTCTGCCTTAGGTGCTGTTCGTAGGGGTGTTGATTTGTTTTCTCCAGACATACTAATGGAGACTGCGGATGCAGTACTTTCCACTACTCCTGAAATAACAGCAAGACTGTTTAGAGATGTAGCTGGTGATGGTGGTGTTAGAGATGCTATAGCTGACTTTAATTTAGATAAAGTTACTAAGGGTGAAAAACTCGTATGGGGTTCTATTGATGCCGTTACTAAGGGTGCTCAAACCCTATCTGGTGTTAGGTTACAAGATGATATTACCAAAAGAATTGCATTCGGCTCTAACTTAAATCAATCTATTATGAGAGCCTATGGTGTGCAACCAGAAGTATTCTTTGCAAGAATAGATGTTGCACTTGAAATGGCTTCAGATAAGTTTAAAGAAGAAGTCCTAGAAAAAGCAGTGTTCCGTACTATGCGAGAAACTGCATCAGTAAATTGGTCAACTCTTCCTGGAAGAGAGGGTTTATCCTCCGCTAGAACATGGGCTAGGGGTATAGAAACATTTACTAACAGAACTCCCTTAGGTTTTGTTATACCTTTTGGTAGTTTTTTAAACACTACTATTGCAACTATGTCTGACTTAACTGGTATAAATGCAATGCGGTTTGCAATTAAAAATGTCACAGGTCAAGAGTTAGATTTTGCAACACGTGAAGGTGCAGAGGCATTAGGTAAAATGGCTGCGGGTTGGTCTATTATAGGCATTGGTGTCTACGGTCTTCCAGGAATTAGTGGTGGTGCAAAAGAAAGAATAGAAAATAATTTAGCTTATAACCAAGAATTAAAAAATGATGGTTCTATTGAAGACAAGAAGTATGACTGGCCTGGTTCTACTATTCGTTTGATGTCACAGATTAGTGCTCACGCTTTAGGGGATGGAGAAAGTGTATCTGATATGTCTTGGGATAATATACCTTCAGACCTACTATCTGAGCTTGCTTTACAGGTAGGTGGACAGTCTATAAGAGACTTAGATAAGTTTGGACAATCCTTAGTTTATGCTGCTGAACAATTAGGCGATAAAAACCTTCAGCCACTACAAGGACTACTGGGAGCCTCTGTAGAAAGGGCTGTACAGGGAGCTACAAGACCGCTTGATCCAATTAATCAAGTGTGGGGTTTAGTTTCTGATGGTAATATGAACCCTGATTTGAGACAGGGTGGCTTTATGCAAGGTGAAATACTACGGTATATAAATAATATTACAGACTCAATAGGTGGAGGAAGTAACATACCTAAAAAAGCTACTCCTACACGAGGTGTTTTAAAGACTAAAGATGTGGGGAAACAAGTGCTTGGTGTAAGGGGTCTTAATACTCCTAACTTAATTGAACAAATGATGAATGCTGCAGGTAAACCTTACTGGAAAGCCATACGTTTTGATGGTCCCCCAGAGATAAAAAATAAAATGGACGCTGTAGCTTCTCCGTTCTTTGAAGCAATAGCTATTAAATACTTAAGGAATAACCCAGATTATTTTAAAAAACCACAAAGAGAAAAAGAAGAAATTTTAAATAGGATTTCTAAAGAAGTAAAAGATGGTGTTATGCAAGTGGTAGAAAAAGGTATGCCACGAAGTATAAATTTAATCAGAGTTCTTTCTCGTGAAAACAAAAAAGAAGTACAGAAAGTTATGGAATTTTTAAATATAGAGGAAAGTTTAGAAGAACTCTTAAAGAAAGATGACGGACTTCAGACACTACTAAAAATAAAAACTCTTATGGATAATTACGATGATATATTCTTTGGAGATATAAAATAAAAAGGAGACTAATTACAGCCTCCTTTAGTTTATTAATCATCGTCTAACATGAAGTCAGCCCAGTCATATGACTCACGTTTTATATCAACTCTGTGTACAGGAGCAGGTGATCTTGAAAGCAAAGCAGCCATCGCTTGACCAGCTAGATATCTTCGTGATGTCAAAGGCTTGTCTTTAAGCGGTGGCTTTATCTTTCGCTTCTGAGTATACTTCTTAGCTTCCTCCTCAAGATTGTTTATTTTTTTGACGTTGCTCATATTCTTTTAACCTTCCGAGATTTAGAAAATAGGCCTTGTTAAAGCCCATCTCCCATTCCCTGTTATCTTTAGTCTGGGCTTGATATGGATTACCAATTTTACCAGCCTTGAAAGCTACCCTACCTTGTTCATAAGGTTTCACCTATGCTTCTCCTTCATTGTTTCTAACATCTTGTTTAGATACCACTGTGCCTTCTTCATGTCTTCTACTGGGTTACTCTTGTACCTGTGCCTGTGTTGATACTTAATCATATTACCCTGGCAGTAACTAATAAATCCCTCAACACCTAGTGTCTGCTTAATGTAATCAATACACTCAACACTACCACCCAGATTATAATGTGCGGGTTTATTGACAGCATCATAGCTGAACATGTCACCAAGGTCAAGAGTTGTTTTTCCGTCAATAGTTATTGTATCCGTGTTGTCCATAGTAGTCCCCTTATATCAGGTTGATAAGTTGTGCTTCAGTGTATGGTATATGGTAAAAGGTTTCTCCATCTGGTATCCTTGGACCAAAGGCTTTCTTTAGTGCTGCCTCTGTCATCTGAGTACCTTTTACTTTCCATGCCTTGTCATAGTGTTTGTTAAGAACATAGAAGTTTAGGTTGTCCACTTGATCTTTATACTTCTCAACCAATCTCTTCTTTCTCCCTGGAATACGTAACTCTCTCCAGTGAGGGGGCCAGTCATTATCCCACTGACCCTTACGTTCTACCTCACTAAAATAGATTACATTATCTTTCTCAGAGGTTACATCTGCGTAGAAGTCTTCCTCTGAGTTTATTATTGTATGCCCCTCTGCCTCTAAGTGTTTGATGAGAGCTTTCTTTGAAGGTTCATCCACTTTGTCGTACACTTCTTTTCTAAAAGGTCTTGTATAAGTATCCATGTTAAGCTCCTATATCTACGATCTCACAGACATCACCAGAACAGGCTAAAGTTTGACTACCTGCAGTGTTGTCTTCCTCTTCATACGCTGAAAGCTTACCCCAGTCAATAGCCTTTGGCAT